GATCGGTCGTGGTGCCAGCCGAGACCGCAGCGCGCAGCACCGTCTCCACTTCCGGCGTCTCGTTGCGCCACCTCTCGTTGGCGGAGGCGATGCGCTCGGCGAGCATCAGATTGCCCTTCGCGATCATGAGCGACATCGCAAAGCGTGTGAACGGAATGCCAGGCGGCAATTTTGGTGCCTTCACCGTAGCCGCCACGGAGCCACCGCGCGCCTGACTGGCGCTATCCGGATCCTTGACGTCCACCACCGCCTTCGCCGCGGCGATGTTCATCTTCTCCATCTTGCGGAGATCGACGAGTTCCTGATCGATGCTCTCCAGCTCGCGCTGCAGCGTCTCGAACTCGTCGCGCTCTGCTTCGTCCTTGGTGCGACCTTCCTCGCTCGCACCATCCTGGATCTCGGAGAGACGGGCCGACTTTGCCTGACGTGTCGCCTCGAATGCAGCGATCTGCTCGCTGATTGTTTTCTTAGCCATGGGTTTTGCCCTTTGAACGGGTAGCTTGGGTTTTCCCGTTGCGCCGGGCTGTGGATCGGCCGGATGCGCATTGCCTTTCGCGGCACGCATGTCGGCATCGATGGACTTGATGACCTGGATCGTTGCGTCCTGGTTCGCGGGTATGGTGACGAGCGACAGCTCCATCACCTCGGTCTCGACAAAGCGGACGCCGCCATTGTCGATGAAGGAATATTCGATCGGTCTGAAACCGATGGACACGGCCCGCACGAGGCCAAGCTTGACCGACTGCCATGCCTCGTCGATGCGATCCTTCAGCGTGCCAGGCTCGTCGACCTTCGCCAGCGAGGCCTCGAACTCGATGCCCTTGGCTGTCGGCTTGTCGAACTTCGCGGTCCCGACGGGCTTGTCGGTCTTGTGCTGCCAGAGCAGCGGCATCGGGTTGCTGAACTTCACGCCCAGCGGCTCGATGATGTCGCCCATCCTGTCGGTGCTAGGCGTGGTCGCGACACCGCGGATGACGCGAGCTTCCTCGTTGACCGATTTGATCTCGATCACCGAATAGGCGCGGGTCGACATGTCCATGTCGGACCTCTCTCTGGTTGTAACGGGACTTGTATTCCGCAACCGGCTTGATCCGGCCTTGCAATCGCTCAGTGCTCTGGGCTAGGAGCGAACGGACCGCCGCCGTGTTGGGCACAGGCGACGGTCCTAACCGTTAACCGAAGAGGAAACCTTCGATCATGGCTACTCGCACCCTACCAATCATTCTTGCAGTTGTCGTTGCCGCCAGCCTGGGCGGTTGCGTCGATCCAGCAAGGCGCGCGGCCGACCAGAGATTCGCCAATGCCGTCAGCCAGATGTCCCGCGCCGACCGCGCCGAATGCGAACTCCTGACCAGCATGCGGCCACACAGTCCTGATCAGAGCCTGGGCGGGCTGATCGAGGACGCCGTGTCGTCTCAGCGCACCCACGACCTCTGCCTGAAGGCCAAACTCTATCGCGCCGGCTACGCCGACTGATGCCAGCGCTTAGCTGCGCGACATGCGGCGTACCGATACCCGCTGGATCGGGCAGGGGGCGTCCCAGGAAGTATTGCACCCAGTGCCGGCCCCGCTCCGGGAGCCCCCTCCGTGTGAACGCGACGTCCTGCGCACGGTGCGGTGTCACACTAACCCATCGCGCAATCGACCGCGGCGGAAATCGGCGAAAATATTGCCCGTCTTGTCGCAACCGACACGAAAAGGTCGGGCCTCGTAGCTATCATGCTACTTGCAAGTTCTGTGCGACGCAATTCCAGTATTCTGTCGAAGGAAACGGCAGGAGACGAAAGTTCTGTTCCAAGACATGCAGGGCGGAACATCATCGCGCCATCAGACACACATACCCTAACCAAGTCTATAAGAGGAGATATTATCTAAAACACGGCATGCAGAACCTAAAGCGGTTTCAAAAGACATGCTTGATCTGCGACAAGCCGTTCGAAACACCCAACAACAAGACAGTGACATGCGGCATGGTCTGCGGCGGAAAGCTAACGATCCAACGGGCAAGCCGGAACGATTTCGTCGCCGCCCGCGTTTTCAAGGATGATCTCGAACGATGGCGCCAGTCCTGTCACGCGAGGCGAGCGCGGATTGCAGGCTCTCAACGCATTCGATCAATCGAGATCTACGAGAGAGACGGTTGGCTATGCGGCATCTGCGGAGCCCCCGTCGAGGCCGCGAGGAAGGCTCCCGATCCGTTGTCTCCCACCCTCGATCACATTGTGCCACTCAGTCGAGGCGGCGAGCATTCACGCCTCAATGTTCAGTGCGCTCACCTCGGTTGCAATTCCCGCAAAGGTGCCCGCGAAGGCCTCAAGCGAAGAACAACTGATACGCCGGCGCCAATTGCGGGTTCGGGTTCGTGATCATGATGTCGACCGCATCGAAAACCGCCATGATCGGATCGATTTTCGCATCCCCTGCGTTGGCCTTGGTCGCCCTCAGTGCAGTCGCCGTCGCCTCGATCTTCAGGTTGGCGACGCACCAGTTCATCATCCGCGCCCCGTGATGACGCATCGTCCCTGACGCCAGCCGCCGCTCTGCGGTCTTGATCGCCCGCATCAGCCTGATTCCCTGGTTCACGCCAACCAGAAGCTTGTTCTCCTGTGTGACCTCGATCTGATCGAGCAGATCGACGAACTCACCGAACGGCCCCTCGCTGTCCGCAGCCACCGCGCCGAGGATGTCCGCTGCCTTGATCTCAGCAATCATGTCGACGACAGCCGGCTCGACCTCGGCGATGTCGTTGACGATCGTCAAATCGCCGTCGCTTTCGAAATCGCGAAGGTGTTGGGCAATCGATCGGCGCCGCGCAAGCACGCCGACGTGGCACCAAGCGTGCGACCACAAGAGCCAGTCCTTCGTCACCTTGTCCCTGCCCAGAATGGCGAGGCCGAACAGATCATCCAACCCACCTCCGTCGATGCCCACCACGATCGCCTCAGACCGCGCCAGCACCTCGTGATACGTCAGCGATGGGTCCGCCTGATTGAGCCAATACTCGGCGCCCGGCCAGCGGTCCGTCCGCAGGTTGATCCCGATTTCGATATTGAAGTGCTGGGAGGCGAACAGGGCCAATGCCTGGATGCCCTCACGCTCCGCCTTCATCAGCTCCCGCTCGAGGAACGCTTCGTCCACCGACCTGTTGATATTCGGATTTACCAACGGCCAGTACTGCTTCTCCTTCCATTCCCCCTCGTTCGCGATGCGCGCGGGCAGCTCATAGAGGATCGGCAGCAGCGGAAGCTTCAGATTCCCGTCCCGCACGTCCCGCGCGTTGTGCAGTTCGGTGCGGAACACGCCCACCGGGGGGCTCTTCGATTGCGTGGTGATCTGGATCAGGAACCCGTCAGGCCTCGCCGCGAGCGCCCCTCTGATCTCCACGAAGATGGCATGCGCCGAGGACTTGTTGGCGAAGATGTGGGTCTCGTCGATCATTATGTAGGCGGAGCGAATGCCGGTGACGGTGTCGGTATCCGCCGCCTTCACTTGCAACTTCGCGCCCGTGTTCCGGTGCGTGATGGTCCGAATGTGGTGCTGCGTGTGGAAGAGCTTGGAGAGCTGCGCGTCGAGCCGGATCGATCCATCCACATGCCCGAACGCCCGATCGGCGACGTCCTTGGTGGGTGCAATCAGCGTCAGTTCTGCCTCTGGCCGGCGGTTCAGGATCAAGGCCGTCAGCATTATGCAGGCGGAGGCACCGGTCTTCCAGTTCTTCTTCGGCACCAACCAGAAGACCTCGCTTAGCGCTCGCCGATTGGTGGCCACGTCGTAGGAGCCGAAGACCGCCTCGACGATAGGGTAAAGCCACGGACCAGCAGCTTCGCCAATGGTCGGTGTCCCGATGACATCCGGGATCCGCAACCGCTTGAATATCCGCAGCGCCTTCGCCGCCTCGTCGAGGAACAGCGGCAGCTCGGGAACGAGAGAGCGGCCAGTGAGCAGCCGCTCCTCCCAGTCGACGCAGGATGTGTCCCACTGCATCAGCGGCTGAAGCGCACCCGCGTCATGCCGAGCCCGAGCAGCCCAACCCCGAGCAGCGCCAGCGTAGTAGGTTCCGGCACCGCGTTGGCCGACACGTCACCCGTAAAGCTCGCATCGAACGCACCGATGGTCGCCCCGTCGATCACCAGCGGGGTCGACAGGTTGACGAACGTCAGGTTGAAGCTGGACGGCGGGAGGAGTTCACCCGCCGGGATGACGTTGGAGGTCAGCACGAGGCTCTCGGGCGGGTTGCTGACCTGAACCGTCAGGCCAGGACCGCCAGCGGCACCGAAGGCTGCATCACTGAACGTGCCGCTCAAGAAGTTACCGCCGCAGCCCGAGACCGAGGATACGCAGAACGACCCCGAGTAGTGCTGGATAATCTCGCCAGAGATGTTGATGGCGGCGTCGATCGAGGTAGCAAGAAGCTGGAAACTCGCCCCCGCGACATTGAATAGCCCGCCGCCAAGGGTGACCAGGGTGCCAGCCGGTATGCTGATCGTGGTCGTGGTACCGTTGTCGGTCGCGGTGACGGTGTTGGTCAGGCTTTCCTGGGAGAACCCGGTGATCAACGTGGCGTAGGCCGGCGCGTGGAAGAACATG